TTACAGGGGCTATCAGATTCTCAGACGGAACAAACGCAGGATTGCAGGAGTTTACCCTCTTCCTGTCAGGTCACATTGCCACCTCGGCTTACCCCAATGTAATCACGGCATCATTTGATCCTGCCGCACAAAATTATTTCACGAAACTCTTCAATCAAGACCCCTTCAAGACAGAGCAGGCCGGCCACCTTCTATACACGGTATACGATGTGTACTCTCAGTACGCAGTCCCGACAGGGTCCGGCATCACAAATCTTGGTCCTCTCACCGGATCCTCTGCGAAGGCTGAAGAGATTGCATTCGTCCTCACAGGATCGCAGACGTTCAATTCAGGAACCGCGATTGTTCCAAACTATGAGGGATTTGAGGACAGGTTCGATCATCCTTCATCACCTTATGTGATCTCACAGGATTTTGGTGGATCTCCTGTCAATCTCTTCAAGATTCACTCTCTTGATGATGGAACCTATGCGAACACAAGGATAAAGATCTCTATCAGCAATATCAAGCCATCCTCAGATCCGACGTCTGAGTATGGATCCTTCGACCTTGCAGTTAGAGAATTCGATGACACGGATGACAACCCGCGTGTGATTGACCCCTTCCCGGGATTGACCATGAATCCGGCATCGGAGAATTTCATTGGCAAGAGGATTGGAGACCTCAAGACTTACTTTGACTTTGATAGGGTTGACGGATCACAGAAGATTGTCACTGAAGGACTCTATCCTAACAGGTCCAATTACATCAGGGTCGAGATTCCTGATGATGTAATGAATCAGGAGGTTCCAGCAAACGCACTACCGGCTGGTTTCCGTGGGATGTATCACCTTGTTACCTCAGGGTCTTCTTTCCTTACAACACCAAACTCAAGTGACCTGTACAGGGGAGCAATAGTCCCACCTGTGCCGTTCAGGAGGACCATTGCAAAGGGTTCAGGTAACACTCTTTCAGTAAGTCAAAACCTGCACTGGGGAGTCCAGTTTGAATCAAATGACAGCCTGTTGGAGCCCAACAAGAATTCAGTCTCAAACAGAGACATTGCCTCCAACACAAAGTACTTCCCGAAGTACCACACATCGGTTGCAAATGCTTTCGTTGGTGACAATGCAGGTGCCGTAGATGCAAATGGCACGGTGTACGATGCTGACAGGTTTAACAACAACAAGTTCACAATAGAGAACATCCAGGTCAACACGGCGAGCAACGGCCTCCCAGATCCAAACCAGTGGGGATCTGCGGCATACACGAGGAACGGAGTTCTCCAGTCTGGATTCTCAAGGAAGCTGAGGGTATCTGATCTCGCGGACGCAGGTTTCGGTGGAGGCGGTGCTGATGTTAGGAAGTACGCCAAGTTCACCTTCCCACTCCAGGGTGGATTCAACGGATTGAATATCTTCAACCAGGACAAGTTCAACCTCACAAATAACGCAGCGCTGCGAGAAATGGATTACTCGGCAACACAGGGTGGTCCAAATGGTGTGACAGTCGCAACCTACAGGAAAGCAATCGACATACTTGCCAACAAGTCAGACGTTGATATCCAGCTTCTTGCGATTCCTGGACAAAGAAATCCCGGTGTAACCGATTATGCAATCGACGCTGTTGAGAACAGGTTCGATGCCATGTACATTATGGACATCGATGAGTACAACAACGGATCAGAGGTCATAACAGGATCGAACCTTGATGTAAATGTTTCAATTACTGCAAATACATTCTCACAAAGAAGGCTTGACACATCATTCGCAGCCGCTTACTATCCTGATGTTATTGTGACTGATCCTACAACAACGACAAATGTTGTTGTTCCTCCATCAGTTGTGACACTGGGAGCCTTTGCACTCAATGATGCTCTTGCATTCCCGTGGTTTGCACCTGCGGGATTCACGAGAGGAGCGCTTTCGACAGCCACTGAGATTGCAACAAGGCTCAACAGGTCAAACCTTGACACGCTCTATTCGGTAAGCATCAACCCAATAGCCTCGACACCTGCTGAGACTGGCACCACGCCGATAATCTACGGTCAAAAGACCCTTCTTGCAAGGTCTTCTGCACTCGACCGTGTGAATGTCAGGCGCCTCCTCATTGAGATCAGGCGCAGGGTGAGAGCAATTGCGAACACATTCCTCTTCGAGCCGAACAGGGCGGCAACGCTCGCCAGGTTCCAGGCCGCGGTCACACCGATACTCTCACAGATCCAGACCCAGCAAGGTGTCACAAGGTTCCTTGTGAAGATCGACACAACCACAACGACACAGGCCGATGTTGAGAACAATACAATTCGCGGCAAGGTCTTCGTTCAACCGACAAGGTCAGTGGAGTTCGTCTCACTGGACTTCGTGGTCACCAACCCAACAACATTCAGTCAGGAAACTTGATTAAAGATTTCCTTGTTGCGATATAGATAAACGTAGGAGTCAAAATGGCAGAGACGCTATCAGTCACAGATATGTTGCCCAACAGGTTCGAGCCGAAGCGCAAGTTTCGGTGGGTACTTGCAATAGAGGGCATCGACGCATTCCTCGTCAAGTCAACGGCGAGGCCAACTGTTGAAATTTCAGAGCAGCCCATTCACTGGATCAACACAGTGAGGTACATCTCAGGAAAGCAGACGTTTGGAACAATATCAGTAACTCTTTACGACCCAATTGCTCCATCAGGCGCCCAGCAGGTTATGGAGTGGGTTAGGACTCACTACGAGTCGGTCTCAGGCAGGGCAGGCTATGCAGACTTCTACAAGCGCGACCTGCAACTCAAGATGCTCGACCCCGTCGGAACGGTCGTAGAGCTTTGGGACATCAAGGGAGCCCAGCTCACGAACGCAACATTCGGTGACCTTGGTTACGACTCTGAGGATCCCACCGACATTGCCCTGACGCTCAGATTTGACAACTGCGTCCTCCAGTTCTGATTCTGTACTGAATCATTCCTGAAAATAAGATCGCTCCCGGCCGGTTCTGCCCCGACGGGAGCGATTTTCTTTTTACTGTCATTTTCTATTTCGTATCATTAATCTGAAATCAGCTTGGAGGAAGCTTGTCAGATCGTAATGAGAGAAATCAAGTGTTCGGAGGATCCCCGGGAATTCCGACACGGGATGTGATGAAGGATGACTTTGGATTTGAGATTCCGGTAGAGTCAGTTCCCATGCCGTCACGGGGCCTTGTCTATCCATCAGATTCTCCTCTTCACGGAAAGGACACAATCGATATCAAGGCAATGACTGCTCGTGAGGAGGACATTCTAACCTCTAGGGCTCTCATCAAGAAGGGAACCGTCATCACCGAGCTCATCAAGAGCTGTGTGACTGACAAGAGGATTGATGTCAACTCAATGCTGTCCGGCGATAGGAATGCCGTGATGGTTGCAATCAGGGTCACAGGATACGGTGCAGACTACAATGCTGAGATCGAGTGTCCGCTGTGTCAGGCAAGGTCAAAGCAGAGCTTCAACCTTTCTGAGCTTCCCATCAAGCCACTCGAGGTAGAGCCGGTCGCCCCGGGCCAGAACCTCTTCGAGTTCACCCTTCCTATCACAAAGAAGGTTGTGAGATTCAAGTTCCTCACAGGAGCAGACGAGGAGGAGATCCTGATCGTCCAGGAGAGGAAGAAGAAGGCCGGAGCAATGACCGACACACTCGTCACAACGAGGCTCCAGTATGCTATCGTTGCCGTTGACGGCAAGACTGACAAGTCACTGATCAACACATTCATCAGGAACATCCCAGCAAGGGACTCCCTCTCACTTCGTCAGTACATTGACAAGATTGAGCCTGGCATTGACATGAAGAGCTACATGGACTGCCCATCCTGCAACGAGTCAAGCGAAGTGAGGCTGCCCATGGGGCCCGGATTTTTTTGGCCTGACGCCGGGTGACAAGGAGATCTACCTCGAACATGCATTCCTCCTGATGTACTACACCGGAATGAGCTACTGGGAGTCCTACAACATCCCAGTGCAGTATCGAGTGTGGTTCATCAAGAGGATCAACGAGGAGCTCAAGAAGAGCAGTGAAAAGGGAGACACGCAGAGCAGGGCAATGCACCAGAACACCTCTGACATCCGCGGGATGCAGAACAGGGCAAGGTCACAGGTTCCTGCAAATCTTCGAAGATTCACTTGAGGGTGATATGTATGAGCATGGACAACAAACTAAAGACAGCCCTTGCTGAATACATTAGAGGAAACAGGGAGACCCTGGAGATACACGGAAACCGTGTCCTATTGGTAACCTTATACGAGGCTGCCGAGTCCTCCAGGGAGCTCCTGGCTTCATTGCGAGAAGGAAAGGATGAGGAGAACGTCCTTCGTCTCATGGAGAGGCGTAAGGCTGCCATGAAAAGGTGGAAGAACGTCACCGGAGAGTCCTGGCCCTTCTGAGAAAATTTGCTCCTGAATAGATAGTAGGGAGGAGAGGGCATGGCAGGTGAGTCCGAGAATCTGAGAATTCAGATTCAGATCAATCAAGCGCTGACCGAGAGGAACAAGATTCTGGCGACACAGTCGGAGGTCCTCAGCGGTCAGCTTAGAACTGCTCACGAGATGCTCAAGGCCACCAATCCAGAGGCCTACGATAAGATATCAGGCTCTGTTGAAAACACAAGAAGGCAGCTTGAAGCCGCTGCAAAGGCAGCCGCGGACCTTGGGAACAATGGTGAGGCTGCAAGGAAAGCCCAGGAGGAGGCTGCAAAGGCCGCAGAAAGGGCTCGAGCCGAATATGAGGCTGGAAAGAAACAGCTGGAGGCAATGTCCAAGGCAGCAGGAGAGTTCAGTTCCGGTTTCGGAAAGGGCGTGAAATCAGGTGTAGCCCAGATGAACGCCCTTACAAGCGTCATCGGTGGTGTGATATCGGGACTCTTCAGCATTGGCATGGCAATCCTTGCCATTCCTTTCAAGATATTCGACATCATCACAAACAAGGCCGCTGAACTTGCAAGCCAGATGAGCGCAATCGCTCAAGCCCTTGAGGATGTGAGAGAACAATTTGGTGACCTTGGAAAGGCCACCTCGAAAGAGGTGTTGCAGGCCTCCGATGCTATGGACCAGGGACTGCAACAGGTGGGGCTCAGTACCTCTCGTGTGTTTGGAATGGGACCAGAGGGCACTGCTCAAAGGATCAGGTTCGCTGCTGAAATGGCCAGCGGACTTGGTGCCGTATTCAACCAACTCGGTCCCATTGCAGGTGAGCTCGGTGATAGGTTCATCCTACTGTCAAAAGGCCTTGGGCTTGCAGGTGAGGACCTCAAGGGAATAGTCCGAGCATCTCTTGCCCTTGGTGAGAAGCCGAAGGAGGCAATGGACAAGTTCGCCAAGGAAGCCATGCTTATGAGGGATGTGACAGGCATCTCTGAGAAGCAGATCGCCAAGGACATGGCGGGCATGGTTGCCTCATCAGGTAAGTTCGGAAGGCTCACATCGAAGGAAATAGCAAAGGCATCTGCATCAATGAGGACATTCGGCCTTGAGATCAAAGAGGTTGAGGGTCTCATGGATGCCTTCGGTGAATTTGAGACTGCAGCCCAGAATGCTGCAAAGCTGCAAATGGTGTTCGGTGCGAACGTCGACTACATGAAGCTCATGAAGTCTGAGAATCCTGCTGAGCAGTTCAACTACCTCAGGAAGCAGATCCTTGCAACTGGAAAGGACATTGCAACGGCAGATCGTCACACGG